CTTTCTCCAGTTCGGATCTACACTTGGAACTACATTGGTCGAACTACTTACTGTGCATACGTATTTATATCGACCGAAGATCACCAAATTGCCTTTGGTATATGTGGTTGTCGCATTCCATACACCGAGATCCTTATTACCGACCCCGACAGCATTGTTGCCGTTCCCCATATCATCGCCGTCGCCATCTGCAGTCGAATTGATGTCGATGATTTGCACAGACAGATTAGTCATCGATCTTAACCTCCAGTCCACCACCTGAAACATTGAAGATGTTGGCTCGGATGTGTTCGATGACGCTTCTGTCTTTCTTCTGCATGTAGTAGTTCGCACGGATGGTAAAGAAGTAGGAGACTTGGTATAGTCGTTCGTCTGCTTCCGGGACATCTTGCGGGAAGTCGAGTGATACCGAGTTCAGCGTGACCGGAATGGACTCGATCACATCTTGGTATGCGTTCACGTTAAGGGACATCGCCGGGGTGAAGTACGGAATGATCTGCTCCATGATCTGGAAACTATCGTCCAGAGACTTGGTGATGGATGTCATTTCGAGTTCGAGATTGTACGGCACCGGCATATACATCGTGCTGGCTCCCTGAGCGACCGCTATGCGGTTTTTATTGCTCATGTGTCGGTCAGTGTCATAAATGAAGCCGGTCATGTTGACGGCGATCCTCGGGACTGTGAGCTGCATTTCCACAGGAGCTTGTGAGTTGTCTGGTGGAAACGTCTTCTGCGCGGACGTAGACTGGTTGATCATGAAGAGCTTGTCGCTGGTGCTGTAGTGAACCGGCACCAAGTAAAGGCTCCTCGGAACAAAGTCCTGAAGAGTTTCATCCCATGAGAACTTCTCGACGGTGATGTTGTTCATGACATCCATGAATGCCGTGAGAAGCTTTCTGGTTATGTGTTGGTGATACCATGTTGGAGTTGCCATCGTATTCCCTTTACTGAAGCAGCGGATCTAGCTCGCTGTTGTCAATGATTGTGTTCCGGTTAACTTCGGCGACGACCTGATCGTTGTACTCAGCCTTCTCAGTTGCCTTGAGATCGAACAGGCGTGTGCCAATGGTGGTAACATTGTCGAGTGCTTGGATCTCTGGTGGGATCGACATATTGGTTGCACTGACTGCCGCATGGTCGTAGGTGTAGAGTTTGCACTTGAAGACGTAGCTGTTTCTGTTTCCGAAGATGTACATTCCCGGCGCAGCTTCGTTCTCGATGTGTTGAATCTCGAATAGCTTCTTACCGCTGACGAAGTAGATCAAGTCGTTCTGCTTCGGATAGAATGGCATGAACTGTTGAGTGGCATTTGTCAGTGGATCTGGATTGAGTTTCGCCTGAGCGAAGATCAGCTTGGGTCCATAGAACGTTGCTTCGTCGGTAACCTGTAGTCCGAACTTGGCAGACAGGTCGCCACCACCACCCCATTGCCCACCGGTCAGCTCCTCGTTGTAGAGTCGCATTGGAGTTCCTGAAGTGAGTTCCGCAGCAAGGTACTCTCCGAAGATCTGTTCCGGGCTGTGGATGGTTCGTTCAATGTAAACTACATCGACCCCATAGAGATACGTTGCCTCGGCGAAGATGTTGTTATACGTGTTCGCCTCTCCCGCTTGGTTGGTATCGTAGTTCTCATTGAACCTGAACGGTGCTCTGTTCAGACTCAGGTTGGTCATGTACTGTGGGATCTGTGGTTCCATTGCGTATCCTATCCAATCATGAAGTCGATTGGCAGTTCGTAGTTAGACAGCTCTTCTTTCAGCTCGGCGATACCTTCCTTTGCTTCGGCAAGTATTTCCGGCACGGCAAGTTGTAGTCCATTGGGAAGCGCACTACCACTGTACTTCAGTAGATTCGATGCCCACTGGTACTGACACTGACGGTACGCCATGTTTCGAATCCAGAGTTCGGAGTAGATGTTCGTGTCTTCGACATCAGTTCCATCGACATCCGTTGTGTATTTCGGAACGTTCTTCTTGTAGCAATGCAGCATGACCATCTGATCGGAAACTGGTATGGAGAACACATTCAGCTCTTTCGAGATGCAGTTGAAGTCGAAAGTGATCTTGTTGGTGAAGATGATCTCCATTGACTGGAGCATCTGATTGGTCAGCTCGTAAGTCAGGAGGTCGATCTTCCCGGCACCGCGATACAAGTCAGACGCAATGAATTGATTCAGAGAGAACAGGTTGCTCGGTGTGCTGTTGGTAATACCCAGCATCCCTTGCCCCATGATTTCCAGAATCGCAAACACATCATACGGAAGGGTGTATGAGGTTATGTTGGCGAGCAGTGGTAGCAAAACATATCTCTCGGTTACGCCAGAGTATGCTCGTTGCATATACTGTTCTATCGTGTCGTCGATACGATCATCCAGCATCGCATCGACGAGTTCGATATTAACAACCGGAAAGCCCAACCTGCGGAGGATGTAGTCCTTGAGGTTCTGCTTTGTCTGTAGATATGGGTTGTATGCCATTGGTTACTTCACTCCCGGCTTACGCCCCGGTTTGCCTTTTACTTTCACGGGAACAGCAACTTCAGCGACGGCTTCTTCGGCCACTACTTCAGCAGCAACTTCGACTGCTTCAGTTTCTTCCGTGCCTTCTTCAACCGCTTCCGTAGCTTCGTCCACTCCTTCAGTTCCTGTTTCGTCGAGAACTTCGGGTGCTTCCACAGTCTCTTCAACCACTTCGACATCAACCACCTCCACTGCAACAGGGGCTGCTACAACAGGGGCTGCGTCGGGTTCGGTCGGCTCTTTGATCTCTTGGAAGATGCGAGGGAAGTGACGTGCGATGTCGTGATCCGTGATGATCTCCCCATTGTAGAACTGGAACGTACCTTTCTTGCATGAGAGTGTTACAGAAGCCTGTTCAAGTATTACTTGGAATCGTCTTGCCATATTGGTTACTCCTTCATTTGTGATTTGCAGATCTGATATCCGGCACAGCGAAGACAATGGTCCCCAGTGTTTGCTTCGAAGTCAGTGTCTGATTCTATTGTGTCGATCCTATTTATGATCTTTTCTCGTATACTTTCCTGATCTCCAGCACAGAACTTCGTGGATGTGAATGAATTCGAATCCAGATATGCATAGAGACATAGGATTGTTTTCACAGTCTTGGAAGCAACGAATCCCCACATTGCATACAACTCAAGTTGGAATGGATCGCCTTCTTTGGTTCCGGTCTTATAGTCTACGATGACCAGTTCATCTTTGTTCTCTCTACCGATGTAGTCAATCGATCCAAGAAGCAGAGCGCCCTCTTTGGTCTTCAGTGGTTTGAAGTTCTCGTCGAGGAAGAACTGATACTCAGTTGCGACTTTCCGTTTGATCAGAACCTCTTGGAACGTAGTCTGGATCAGCTCATCGAATTGCTTGTCGTACTCCGCGATCTTGTCCTTCTTCGCAAAGACGAATCCGAAGTCCGGGTTGTTGGGGTAATGATGAAGTCTCCAATGGAAGTAACTACCTCGCTCAAAGACTTCATTCTCACTCCATGGGATGCACTTGGATATGTACTGCAGTGCAAACTTCAGCGGACACTGTTCATAGATCGACAGCTTGGTGTATGAGTACGGTGCGTATGATGGCATTTTGCCTCTTTTATAAATACATTCAAGGAGATTCGTTATGTCTGAAAAGCAATTCAACTTTATTTATAAGATCACCCGGACGACCGATGGGCAATATTACATTGGGATGCACTCAACCAATGATATGGATGATGGATACCTTGGTGGTGGATTGGTTATATCCAGATCTGTGAAGAAATATGGGAAATCCGCCCATGTTCGGGATGTTCTGGAGATGCTTCCCAACAGACTATCCCTCTCCAGTCGAGAGAAAGAGATCATCACCGAAGAAGTAATTTCAGATCCATTGTGCATGAATCTTGCTCTAGGAGGAGTTGGTGGTTGCATGGCTGGACGCAACCACTCCATCGAGAGTCGGGCAAAGATGTCAGCCAAACGGAAACTCAGAGTAACCAAACCTGAGACACGGCTCAAGCTATCAATAGTTGCAAACAACAGACCATCTGAAATAAATGAACAGATCAGTGAAAAGCTCAAAGGTCGCCCATCTCCAAACAAAGGTAACAAGATGCCAGATACAGCGAAAGAGGCGATCAGTGAAAAGCTCAAAGGTCGCCCATCTCCAAACAAAGGCAAGGCATGGTCCGAATCACGACGCCAGAAATTTGAAGACGCCATGACTGCTCGTAAGGTTGCCGACTCTATCGTCCCTTGATTGCTGTGTATGATTCCCCGTACTTCACGACGATGCGAGCCTGAGTCGGATTTGTGATGCACAGATCCTGAAGCTGTCTGGATTCTTCGTGGCGATTCCAGTGACGGCGATCACCAGTATCATTGCCTATCTTGAATGCTGAGTATCCAGCGGGATCTTCGAAATTAAAGACCAGTCTGTTTCCTTCGATTTCTTCTGTAGTTGCCATGGGTGAGTCTCCTTTGAATTCGTTTCTTGTTCGGCGAGCCGAGTACCGGTGTGAACTGCGCGATGTCCCCGAGAGCGGTTCCGGTCCCCGCCCCCATTCCTGCGCCAGCGTCATCCTCGATCATGTATTTCTCAATGATTGGGGTTGCCTTGGCTAAGATCTTTAGTATATTTGTCTCTAAGTCGAGTCTGCTTTCACAGATCAACTTGTTCTGTTCAAGTTCGTGGAAACAATCAAACAGGTGTTTCTGTTTGGTTGTATTGAAATCCTCCAGCTCTATGATGTATTTATCCATGTTCTTGGATACAACATATGCAGCGTCCTCTTTCATGAGGTACGCAGCCGAGAAGATGTATGCGAATGTAGAGTCGCCCAGATACTTTGTGCAGAGTCGTTTGATCGACCAGCAGAACCTATCTAGGATGTCCCAGCCTTCGCGTTCCTTGGCGCTTCGTGGTCGCCTGAGTCGCTTGCCATGCTTGTCGATGATGCCGTTCTTATAGGCTTCCCAACTTGTCCATGGCTTCATCACACGTTTCAGAATCATGTACGTGGCGACGGTTGATGTAAGTTTCTCGCTTAGTAGATACATAGCAGTTCCTGCATGAGGTGTTGGTTTGGAGTATCCAAGTTGTTGATCAACACGATGATACTAGCCTTGTACAGATCGTCGATGTACTCAGTGAGAATGTACTTGGCATTCTCCACATACATGTTGTTGTTGAGAGTACGCAAGATATTCATGATCTCCTGCATGTAGGTGATCTTCTGGGTCTTGTTGAATTTACTATAGATGTTGTTGATGCGCTTCAGGTTCTTGATGTCAGAGTCAAGAAGACGAGTCATGTAGTAGGATCTATAGTAGTGAGCTAGTAATTGTTCGTTAGACATAACATCCTTTTTGTTCGAAGGGGGATGGTATTTCTACCATCCCCCTTTTGGATTAACCTAGTTGTTGTACTACAGCTTTATTTATCTTGGGGAAATTCTGGAGTAGAATCTTCGACAGAGCCTCGATGCTGATGTCTGCCTTCTGGAGGAAGTCGATGACCTTCATGCTACCGACCTTGGCTTTCAGTTGTTCCCATGTTCCACCGAAAGACGGATTGAGTACCCCGATGCATTTGGAGAACTTGTCAAGGTCTTTAGGATCGGTTCCAAGTTGAAGTGTTGTCGGAAGAGCGGCGACCGTAGTTGACGACGCTGCTTCCGTTAAGAGGACTTCAAACTTTTTTTTTTCTGACTCTTCGACCGGAGCTTCGGTGTTCACCACTGTACGTTCTTTGTCAGTGATGGTGTTCTCGGTACGGACGATCTTGGTGAGCGCCTGAGCGATCTGGTTGTTGGTGTCTGCGATCTCGGCCAGCTTCTTGAGGAACAGGAGCATGCCTTGCTTCTGCATACGGGTCAGTGTCTCCATCTGGAATGTGGTGACGAGCTGGGTGAAGAACGGATTCATCAGCTTGGTCGGGTCCAGATCCAGAAGCATCTTGTAGTTGAACTTGGTGGCTTTCGTCGCCTCGTTCAGTGTGGATAGGAACTGTTTGTATCCAGTCATGAGATCTTCTTCAGAGATGGATTTAGTGACAGCACCTTCGGTACCGTCGGCACCTTCTTCTTCAGCAGCCGAGAAGGTGTTGTTGATCATCTTCCGCAGTGCCTGACGCAAGACCGGATCTTTCTTAGTCTGGGTAATCAGGTATGTGAGTGCCTGAAGAAGCATCTCTACCGATTTGATCGGAAGACGTTTGACTTCATCCGGGGAAAGTCCAAACAGTTCGGACATGTAGTCCAAGCTCAATGGGCTTTTGGGATTAGTTTTCGAAAGCATATCGGCTGTTGATCCAGTGATATCCCTGCGTCTACCCTCAGTGGTTTCACTGAGTACTTTGTAGATCTGTGTAAGTGATGACTCGCCCATTGGGTACTCTCCTTATTTCTCGACCGGGGTTGCGACTTCGTCAGCGGCACCAGCGTCTTCGAGGTTTTCGTCTTCGCCAGTCAGAGCTGCTTCAGACTCTTCTTCGCCAGATGCTCCACCAGCTTTCTTGCTCACGACGAACTCGAACTTCAGCCCAGACATGGAGTCATCGAAAGATACGCGAGCCTTGGCAAGGGCATCGACGAACTTACGGATTGCGCCGATGATCTTCTTGTCGCAAGTGGTGAGGTCGATCTTTTCCAGTTCGGTCAGCTTGGCTTCAGTTGCTTCGGCATCGACGCTGGACTGGATGCCACTCATGAACTCATCCTTGTATGCTTCGATCTCACCGTGAACGGAGTTTGAAGACGTGACACCTTCGGTCAGCTTCTCGACTTTCGGGGTGAACTTCTTCCCGCACTTGCATTCGCACTTGCAGCCGTCTTTGGGCGCAGCGCATTTCTCTCCGCACTTGGGGCAAGGGAATTTCGGCTTTCTTGCTTCCATCATCTGTGCGTAGATGTTGTTCTCGGATAAATGTCCTTCTCTTAATACAGCCATTGGATTCTCCTTATTGTTGTGATCCTTTGTGGATTTGGTTTACATTGTTATTTATAAATAAGATAGAACGAGTAATCGGTTCTGTTGACGCAGAACCGAAACAGTGGGAGAACTGCTGTCCTCGTTACATCTATTTATCATGGGAGAGATATCTATACACCACCTCGTCTACCTCACAACAAATCTAGTCAATGGTCGCATTTATGTTGGTAAACACTCAACCGAGAACGTCAACGACGGGTATCTTGGATCTGGGAAGTCGTTGACCTTAGCTATCAAGAAGTATGGTCGGGATGAATTCCATCGAGTCATATTACACGATTGTCTGAATGAGCAACATGCATTCGAATGGGAGGCTCTCATAGTCGATCAGTGGTTCGTGGATCGCAAAGATACATACAATATTGTAATTGGTGGGATTGCTCCACCGAATGCAACTGGATTGAAAAGATCTCAGCAATGGTATGATAAGCGGAAAGGATGGAAGCCAACTCCAGAGCATCTTCAAGCACTAAAGGATAGTCGAATGACGCCTGAGTTTAAGAAGAAGCATAAAGAATCTTTAAATTTCTCTCCAGAGTTTCTCGCACATCAGATTCAAAAGGGTAAGGTGTTTAGTGAAGAAGAAATACAGAAGTTGAGAAAACCCAAATCAGAAAAAGCGAAGCAAAACATGAAGGGACCAAAGTCGCCAGATGCAACTCGGAAAGGATTGGAAACTAGAGGCAAATCATATCCAGAATTATTGCTCATATCTCCAACTGGAGAACAACATCAAATTAGATATAATCTTCCAGAGTATTGTAGAGCACTTAATTTAGCATATCATAGTCTATACGCATATAAGGATAAAGGTCCAGTTAAAAAAGCCAGATCCAGCAACAGCGATACCCACATCAATACCGTGGGGTGGGAACTTCGTAGCATATAGAACAGAGGGGATCAGAGTTACCCGATCCCCGCTGTCTTTGTTAATGTCTTCTTACTCCACGTCTACGAACTATCTTAACCAATTTGCCTTCAGCGGAATATGAAAACCCTTTCTTCTTTGGTTTGGACTTCAGCTTCATCTTCAACCGCTTCGCCTTCAGCTTGATCTTGGTCTTGTTCTTCTTGCGGAATTGTTTCGCCTTGGCTCTCGCTTTCGGCTTCATGTGTTTGACCCTAATGATCTTCTCTATTAGGGTCTTTTGACGTTTTTTCTCGCAATGCTCTCGGTCTTGACCTTGTCTTCCTCGAAGTCCTTCTCGTCACCTTCGACGGCAGGAGTTTCTTCGAATCCTTCCTTGTCCTCTTCAGCCGCTCCGTCTTCGACAGACATCTCGAAGTATTCGGACAGCGCATCGTAAGCGGACTGTGCATCTTCTTCGCTGAAGTTCGGGGCGAGCTTGTAAAGGATCTCTAGGCCGACGTCAACACTCTCGTCATCCTCGAAGGTTTCGCCAGACGCAAGAGATTCCTGCTCAATGGCATCGAGGATCGAAGTGATGATATCCTGTAGATCTTTCTGGATCGAGCCTTCTTCACCCTCTCCTGCTTCTTCAGCGCCCTCTTCAGCGCCAGTCTCGTCGGTCACGGTTCCACCATCGACCGGGATGACAGTTTCGCTCGGGGATGTAGGGTCCAGTTCTTCGGTTGCTTCTCTCAGCAGTCTTGAAAACATATGTGTTTCTCCTTATGAGTTGGGTTGTGTTTCTCTTATTTATCTGTTTCGATTTTTATCGCTACCAGTTTGTACTTGAATTTCACAGAGTCCTGCCCGATACGCACCTTGATCATCTTCCACTCGACCATTTCATTCCGTACCAATTCGAAGTAGATGCTCCTCTGGGTTGAAGTGAACTCGTCGATCACGGTCTTAATGTCATGCTTGCTATCGACTTTGGTCCCGATGACTCCGAACGTTCCTTTCTCGTACTCTTCGACTGCATCTCCATCCATGAGGTCCAGCGGCTTGACATTGTCCAGCGACTTGATCAGGAAGATATCCTGCTTCTCATTGAAGTGGAAATTGATCTCGACGGTCTTCAGTGCTCGGGCAAGTTCGGATACCCATGACCGTTCCGCACCGAAGAATGAAATAGTGATTGCCCCATTGAGATACTTGTACTTGTATCCGTACTGAGACGGCGAGGCGAATCCCTTCTCAGAGTTTGCCTTGTTCTCTTTGTATCGAGGGAACGATGCTTTGCGAAGCACAGACTTTACAGCCTTAACCAGTGCCTCGACTGACTCGAACTGTTTGTTCTCGATTGCTTCTTTGAGTAGGTTGTTGAATAACATATACGATTCCCCTTAGCTTAGGTAGCAGTGAAATTCGAACTGGTCGGTTCGTTCGATCTGATGCCAGTAGAGAACCATCGCGGAGTTGTCGATCACCTTCCCGTTCTCATAAGCCAGTTCGATATCAGTGTTGCCGTCAACTCCAATCAACTTGATGTCGGCGTCATGGCCATCATCGTCAACCAACTTCAGTTTGTATTTCTTCAGTATTTCCTTGATAGTATTTATCGGAATCGAGGTTGATGACTGGACGCACATCACCTTCAGTTCCTTGTTGATCTTGGTCCGGTCAATCGACATGATGCGGGAACGAGCTTTGGCTTCCTGTGCAGCTTCGACTTCCTCTTCCTTCTCTTCCGCATCGTCAACCAGTTCATCGGTGTCACTGACTTCCCCGGTGATCGCTTGATCGCTCGTCTTGACTGGCTCAGGCTCCATAGCTTCCACGTCGTCATACGGCTTCGTGGGATCTGGATCTTTGTCCATCCCGACCTCTTGTTGTTTCTGTTTCAGGTAGGCATGGATTGCGGCTCTGTGTTGTGCCATCTTCCCCATGTTCTTCGGAACCTTCTTGGCTTCTTCCCCGGTTGATGCGTCGACTGCAGCCACAGCATCAGTGGGATCGGCACCAGACAGTTTCTGCTTGATCGCATCTTTGTGTTTGGATATATTACCAATGTTCTTTGGAGTCTTCTTGACATCTGCTTCGGGTTCTCCACCTTGAAGTTTCTTCTTGATAGCTTCCTTGTGTTTAGATATGTTCCCGATGTTCTTCGCAGTCTTCTTGACTTCTGCTTCAGCCAGAAGACGAGTGAGAATTGAATCAGTGAGTGATGGTCTACGTCTGGATATTGTCATGGTTATTCCTCGACAAGATATGAATTTAGTGACATAACAAAATACTCCTAGATCGAGTTTGTATGAGACGGATCTAGGAGTATTTATATGAATGAGATTGCCCACGGATCAGTACGACGTAATTGGTGTCCAATCTACGATCATTTCGATTCTTATAAATAGATGAAAGGAGAATAGTTATGATTGATTTCGAACGAGAATTATTTATGTCATCCACTTCTAACCATCACCTTAAACGGTATGTCAACTTTGTGTTGAGATATAAAGATGTCGATGCAGGGGATGGGCCGATAGAGAAACATCATGTGCTGCCAAAATCAATGTTTCCACAATACAAAAATGATAAATATAATATCATCCCATTACCAGTTAGAGCACATTATTTAGCGCACTGGATGTTGGCGAAGGCAGTTGGTGGGAAAATGTGGAAGGCATTCTATGTCATGACGTGTGGCCATAAATTCAAATTCAATTCTAGATTGTATACTGTAGGCAAGCAACGTGTAATTCCCTTGATGTCGGCTGCGAGTAAAGTGATGATGAATTTTGTGCATCCAGATGGTGAGCGAGAGGCAACGAAGAGGGGAAGGAAGACATCCAAGACCAAAAGGACTATTCGTGATTGTGGAACATCTATAGGGCAAGAAGCGTCCATTAAAGCGGCAACTACTATGTCTATATTACAGCCAAATGGAATTACTATCCGACAGGCGGCAACTAAACAGATGGGAATTACTAAAACCATCAGTGGAGTATATGAATCTGTTGGCAGGAAACACTCTATACGAATGTTGCAGAAGGATATCGATGGACTATCTGTTGCGTATCATATCAACGTGAAACGAGCGATCACATTGAACAACACAATAGATGACGCATCTGGTAAAACAAAAATGCGATTGAGTATGGAGAATAGAGAAATCACCATGTCAACCAAGATCAATGGCATATCTATACGAGATGTTGCTGGTAGAAAACTTAGTGATCATCTGAATTCACTCGAAGCTAATGGCAGAACTGTAGCACAGAATAAGTCAATACGAACATCTAAAACCATAGTAGAGAACGGATCGCTACGTGGAAGTAAAAACGGGAGAGCACTACATATTCAGATTTTCAATGAGAATTCGGAATTGGTATATGATTGTGATGGTACTTTCGTGGCTACTTGTGATGAACATAAACTCCCTAGAAAGTTATTGACTGCCTCGCTGAAGCAGAATGGGTTGCCCGTAACTCGAACTGTGTATGGTCTGGTGCAACTTCGTAAACAAAATCTTCCTACATATGAAGGATGGTATGCAATTAAAGTTCGAGCAACACCATAGTATTCTTTATAATGGATGCGAGATCATCAGAGTATCCGAATCGTGCTTGAAGTATCCCGAGACTTTTCAAGACATTCCCCCCATTCTGTTGGCGACTGGCTGATCGAATATCTGCACAAAATTCAAGTAGATCTATTATATTAAAATCCTTTATACCTTGATCGTGGTGCTCGGGATGGTGTCGGTTTACCGCATAGTGATGCTTTATGGCACACCCCATCTCTTCTAAATGTGTATTGTATTCGGAAGACCCAAACTCAATTTTGGCGAGTGATGTCACATGTTTCGTAAATGTATCGGCCTCCGGGGGGAGTAATTTACTTTGGTCGTGTATGTCTCCACGATGTTCGGCCATCACAGTTAATCTATTTATAATTGACTTCACCTCAGCCCGATGTTGCTGTATTATTTCTATTGCCTGTTCAGTGTCAGTCATATTGGCTCCATTAGCGATGCCGGTTATGCACCGGCATCGCTCTCTCCTTGTTACGAGAAGAAGTCCTCTAGTGTTTGGACGTATTCGATGGTCCATCCAATACAATCTAGGATCTTCGTCAGGGGAGCGGCGAATGCCTTTTCCCACTGGGTGTCGTAGTCAATCTTGAAGTGATTGTTGAATTCTTCCGGCATCTTCGCCAGTACGCCAATGACGTCACTGCGGAACTTGTTCGGCTTCTTGATGTAGCAGAACTTGATCTTGCTTCCTGTTGAGATCTGAAGGTATTTATCTTCAAGGTGATTATCTTCGAGTGCCTTGTTGAATACGAAGGATGCCCGAACTGCAATCGGTAATGACTTCGACTCGATAGTGTACTCTTCCATCGTCTCGTTCCCTCTGGCGTCGGTGACCGTTTTCCAGAAGTTCACTCCCCTCGGGAATGAGATGGCGTCGAATCCCATCTTGTAGAACTCTTTCTTGAATGATTCGACGAAGTCTATGAGACTCTCGTTGTCGGCCCCAAACATAAGCCCTAGCGCCTCTTTGAGCTTTGTCCGTACCACGGCAGGGGTTGAGCTGCGAACGACCTCTATACCCTTGATTTTGAGCTTAGGCTTCTCGATAAACCACTCACCCTCCTTCCAGAGCTGGTGCATGGCGTACTTCTTCTTCTCAACGAAGATCGAGACGTCGGCGATGCACTCCGCTTCCATCTGGATCGTGCGCTGGTACATGTTGAACGTGTCGCCCAGTTCGACAAAGAACCGATTGATGACCGGCTCCAATACCTTCTCCTGATACTTCAGGATGAACTTGGTGACCGTCTCGGGATCAGGCTCGCCATTCGGATACCGCTTGGCAACCGTCTTCTCGAAGGAGAGGAAGTTGGAGTCAGTGTCGCCGTAGACCAAGCTGATGTCCGGGAGTCTGGTGGTGATGTAGCGAGTCACACCCTTGTTGGAAACCTGTGCGGATGAAGTGATCGCACATGCCAGACGGATGTCGAAGAAACGGAAGTACTCATTGGCCAGCGCACCATAGACAGAGTTGACCGCGATCTTTAGAACCTGACTCTTGTTCTCCAGAACACCTAGATCAAGGTCATACTGTGCCTTGTTGTCCCCCGGTCCTTTGTTCTTCAGTGCCTTGATCTGTCCCTTCACCTTCTTTCTGTCGGCGAAGATACGACCGACGATGTCAGTCAGGAAGCCCATTCTCTCAGTGGTGTACACCGTTCCATTGGCGCACAGACACATGCTGTACTTCTTGAGAAGTTTGGTGATCTCGGCAAGCTTCGGATCATCGAGATTGTAGTAGTCCTCGATGTCTGTCATGTCACAGATGAGACGATAAAGATCTTCCGGCAGATCATTCGTGTTGATGATGGTGTCCGGGCTGATATTGTAACTACAAATCGTGTTCGGATAACTGGACACGATATCGTAGACGCTTACCCACTTGACCCGTCCACGCTTCGGTTCGGCAACGAAGCCGCCGACGTAATCCTCTTTGTGGTTGGCTTTCAGAGGCGGAACCAGAATGCCCTTGCCCCTGAGTTCGGAGTAGAGGAGCGCATCCCACGGAGCCACAGTGCCGAAGATGTTGCCGATGTCGCACTTCATCATGTAGGCGTAGCTGATGGCCAAGTCAATGAACTTCAGCTTCATGTCGAGGTTGTCGATGAGTTCGACGTCCATGATGTTGTACTCGATGTACAACTGCGGGTTCTGGTTATACAGTGTGGTGAGGTCGCCGTAGTCTTCTTTGAATTCGAGCTTACCACCTACACCTTCTGCCTTGGCAATGAAGTCCAGATTGTAAGTCTCTTTGTTCTCGAAGGTGAACTTCTGGTACATGTCCAGATAGTCCAGTGCAATGATCCCGTGGATGTCATACACCGTGACTTCTTTCTTGTTGACGATCTTAGTGCCTTTGCGGATCTTGTGTGTAGGACTGAGATCTTTCGATGCGCCCTCACCCAGTACCAGTTCCATTCTCTCTACGATGTAGGGAATGTCGAACGCTGTCGAGTACCATCCTGTGATGATGTCGATCTCCTGTCTCCGAACGAAGTCGGCGATGG